CGTTCTGTTTGACTTCTGGCAGGGAGATATTGTATATTCAAGAGAATTCAAACAGAACGTACTAATAAACCTTCGCCGTGTAGAAGGTCTGCCTGACGGATATTCAGATCTTTCGGGTGTGAGGGTATCAGACGGTAAAGCAGTTTTTATCGAAGTCAAGACCGCTAAGGGCAGGGCTTCGGACAAACAGAAGAAGTTCATAAAACGTATGCGTGAATGCGGTGCTGTGGCGGGTATCTGCCGCAGTGCAGAGGACGCAGTGAAACTAATAACGGAGGGCTAAACATCATGGGATTTAAGAACGATTTTTCACAGGCTGATAACGGCAATATCAAACCCGAGGGCGATTATGAGTGCATCATAACCGCTGTCGAGGAAAAGACAAACAAAAACGGCAAGACCAAGCTGGGTGTGCAGATGGTCATACGCAACGATGTACAGGGACAGAAGTACGGCAACGCCATGCTGTTCTACGACATCTGGAAGCGCAGAGAGCCCACGCAGATGGATATGCAGGTGGGCGGCTATGGTTTTTCGCAGGTGATGAGTCTTGGCAAGGCGGCGGGTCTGCCTGACGGCAAGGACTATGCAAATCTTAAAGAATACTGCGAGGACCTGCTGAACAGGTGCGTCATCGCACATCTCGAACATGAGGACTATAACGGCAGTACGCAGGAAAGGGTCAGGTGGCTGAACCCCACCAGACACCCCGAATGCAAACACGTTTTCAAGAAAAAGGACGGCACGAACTACGGCGGACAGACCTTCGCTGTGCCTAAGCAGAATGAGAGCTTTGCACAGCAGTCTGCACCTGCGGGTCTCGGTGACCTGTCCGACTTTGAGGACGTGCTGAGCGATGACGGTGTTCCGTTTTAATGCACAAAAAATCATGCAGCAGAACTGTATAAAGATATGATTTTTGTTTTTACTGAGACTAATTTCATTAAAAGTTGCATAAAAACGTGCAACTTTCGGGCGGTAGAACGCTGATGGTAGAAAGACTCTTTCAATTCATAATTGAAAAACTGAGTAAGCACATACACAACCCCGAAAGCATGCCAAAGAGCGAGGAGCTTTTGTGCCTTTAAAGTTTTTTTGTGCCCGTAGGGAGGTACGACCGAAGGGTGCAAAAAAATCTTTAAGTTTCTCAGGCACAAAAGTCTGAGCGTGGGGGTATGGGGGCTTCGCCCCCATTTAAAATCAGAAAGGGGAAATGTTTTATGAACAATAATACTTATCAGGCGATACCGCAGGAACTTCGCTGCCTGCCCAACTGGGTCTGCTGGCAGGCGGTACAGGACGAACGCTCGCACTCGGGTGTGAGCAAAAGACCCATTGACCCTAAGACCGGTAATTTCGCAAAGTCGAACGACCCGTCTACATGGGCGGATCTTGACACCGCAGTGCAGGCGGCGCAGAAATGGTCGGGCATAGGCTTCATGTTCAGCGGCAGCGGGTGCTTCGGTGTGGATCTGGACGACATCGCAGAAGAACTGCAAAGCTACCGTGACGGCAGCGGGGGCATAGTCACCGAGTTTGTAAATGCTTTGCAAAGCTATGCGGAAGTCAGCCAGTCTGGGACAGGCATACATATCATCTGCAAGGGCAGCCTGCCGAAAGGCGGGCGCAGGCGGGGCAAGGTGGAGATGTACGACAGCGGCAGATTTTTCGTGATGACAGGTCAGCCCATAAGCGAGTATGCCGAAGTGGCGGAATGCAGTGAGCGCATTCGCCCGCTGCATGAAAAGTACATCGGCGGCGGCAAAGAACCGACTGCCGGTATCAGGCAGACAACCGCACTTCCGCAGACCGCAGACGAGATCCTCAGAGCGGCGGCAAACTCAAAGAACGGTGCTAAGTTCAAGGCGCTCTATTCGGGAGATATCTCGGGCTATTCATCACAGTCTGAGGCTGACATGGCGCTGTGCAATATGCTGGCGTTCTGGACAGGCTGTGACGCTCAGAAGATGGACGCCATGTTCCGTGCATCGGGGCTTATGCGGGAAAAGTGGGACAGAAAGCAGTCGGGCAGTACCTACGGCGCACTGACGGTGCAGAAAGCCATAGCAGGCTGCACTGAGGTCTATCGTGGTACAAAAACAGACTTCCGTGCCAATATAGGCGGGCAGAACAGCCCGCTCATCAGCGTGGGCGAACCCGAGCGGGCAGAAAAGCAAAGGCTGTACAGCTTCGATGATACAGGCAACGCACAGCGTTTCTGTGACCTGTTCGGGGACAAGGTAAGGTACAGCTACACCGACAAGCGCTGGCTCTACTACGACGGACGCAAGTGGTGTACGGACATGACAGGCACTATCGGCAGACTGGCTGACAAGTCGGTGGAGGCTATGGCGGCAGAAGCTCAGGCGTATGCCGAGATAGATGCGGCTGAGGGCGGCGATATGACAGAGAAATTCCAGAAGCATATCAAGGCGAGCAGGTCGAACAGGTCAAAGAAGGCAATGCTCAGCGAAGCCATGCACTATATGCCCATAATGCCCTCCCAGATGGACAGGCACAAGGGACACATCAACACCCCTGCGGGAGTGATAGAGCTGAAAACAGGCAGGATAATCGAGCATTCACCCGAACACTATTTTTCAAAGCTGACAAACGCAGAATACGACCTGCACGCAGAATGCCCGCTGTGGCTGAAATTTCTGGAGGACATATTTGCAGGCGACAAGGACCTTATCAGGTATGTGCAGAAGGCTGTGGGCTACTCGCTCAGCGGTTCTACCGCCGAGCAGTGTATGTTCTTTCTGCTGGGTTCGGGGCGCAACGGCAAGTCAACTTTCATTGAGGTCATACGGGATATTTTCGGAGATTACGCCAGCAACATACAGCCCGAGTCCATAATGGTCAGGCGTTCGGGCGGTTCGGCTATAAACTCAGATATAGCGAGGTTAAAAGGAGCAAGGCTCGTCACCTGCTCAGAGCCCAACGAGGGCGCAAGGCTCAACGAGGGTCTGATAAAACAGCTGACAGGCGGCGACCCTGTGACGGCACGTAAGCTGTACGGTGAGGAGTTTGAGTTCCAGCCCGAATTCAAGCTGTGGGTCAGCACCAACCACAAGCCTATCATCAGGGGCACGGATATAGGCGTGTGGCGGCGTATACACCTGATACCCTTCAACGTGCAGATACCCGAAAGCAAGGTAGACCGTCAGCTGAAATACAAGCTGGAGGGCGAACTGACAGGCATATTCCGCTGGGCGGTGGACGGCTGTCTGCTGTACCGCAAAGAGGGTCTGCGCATGCCGAAGATAATGCAGGACAGCGTAAAGGAATACCACCGTGAAATGGACGTGCTTTCGGCGTTCATCGAGGACTGCTGTACCGAAGGCAAGGGTCTGAGCGTGCAGTCAAGCCAGCTCTACGCCGCATATTTAAAGTGGGCAGAGCAGGGTAAGGAGTACACCATGAGTGCAACGAAATTTTCTATGGAGATCGCAAAGCGCTATGAAAAGGTCAAGCTGAGAAGCGGCATTCACTTTAACGGACTTGCACTGCTGCGAGGGTAGGGCTGTGCAGGGTTGTGCAGGGTTTGCAGGGTTTTTATATTCCTTTCACATGAGAAAATAAATAAATATATATAAAGAAGTGTTGCAAAACGCCTTCAACCCTGCACAACCCTGCACAAGCGCCTGTTTATGCACTTTGCGATACTTCCGAAAGGGGGAACATGATATGAGCAGAGTAAACTATCCCGATGTGATAGTCAGGATACCGTTCGATGACCCGCAGTTCTTTGCCGAATGCGAGGATATGGCGATAGACGGCGCTCTCGACTACGATAAATACCCGCCCGAAGAGTACAAGTATTTTTCCGGACTTGCGAAGCTGGGCTACATGAACCGCCACAAGGGGTGGTCAAAGGAGATATGCGAACAAAAACAGCGGGAACTCAGGCAGGACTACGATGCCGACCGTGACAGGCGGGAGTTCTTCGGGAACATCTCACGGCAGATGCAGGAGAATATCAGGCGGGGTCAGGAACTTAAATGGCAGATAAATGCCGAGCATGACCCGCTAAAGAAACTAGCCCTCGCCTTAGAGTGCATAGGCTGCATGACAGGCGATGAGGGATTTGCAGGGAGGAACAGCGATGAAAAGTAAAGATCGCCCTCGCCGTCAGCAGAAGAAACGCAAGAACGAGTACAAAAAGACTCCGAGAGGGCGGAAGTTCAATCCGTGGATTTACAAGTACTTCGATGTTAAGGCTGATCTCAGGGAGGATAAAGATGATAAACTATGATTTCGTAAAATATGAGAATAACAAGAGTGACGAATATATTCGGCTTGATACAACGATCATAGGCATAGATGATTTGATAGCAAAAGCATCTACTGCCGAAGAAGCAAATGCGTTGTTTAAGGCAAAAGACGTAATATATAGCCAGCAACAAACCGAACAGAAAGTACTTGACGAAGCCGGACATGCTGACGAACTGCGCCAGCTTCTGCGGGAAGTCCTGCCGATACTGCGAGCGGCGTTCTTCGCAAACCATGTGCAGAGCAAGAAAGCCGATGAGCTGTATGATAAAATCAAAAAGGCGGTGAGAGAGTGAAAAAAGGCATTGAAACATATTCCGATTATGATGATGCGCAGGTGCGCTGGAAACTTTGCATCAGAAAGGCGAGGGGGAAATTCACCCTTGACGAGATAGTTGAAGCGGCTCGTGAGTGGGAAGAGGACATTTATGCGCTGGTGCTGAAATGTCTTGACGGTGAATGGGAGGAAACTCAGGGCGACTATGTTGAGCTGTACAGGCTGTCAGATATGGAGAGAAACGGCGGCTCATGGGTGCGGCGGGGCGATGAATATTTTTGCTCTCACTGCGGCAGGAAGAACATCAGAACGCCGTTCTGCCCGAACTGCGGCTATAAGATGGGAGGGTAAGAGATATGAGCAAGTCACACTACAACGTCAAGAACCTTGACGCAGGGCAGTTAGAGCTGATGTGGAACTTCCTGCGAATGGGCTATCAGAAAGCCAATGTGCCCGCACTGAAAGACCTGTGCGGTCAGCTCAGGCAGGCGATGATACAAAAGACCGCAGGTCAGAGAGACGATGACCCCGAGTACTACACGAAGTTCGAGGATATAGGCACTATCATCAACAGCATAGTCATCGAGACAATGGCGCTGTATCTCTCGGGAGAGCTGGACAAGCTGGAGGCAAACTATGAATGAGTATTACCACTGGTACAAGGCACATGGCATTTGTACCGGGTGCTTCAAAGAAAAGGCTGCGCATGGCAAGACAAAGTGCCTTGTGTGCCTGAGCATAGACGCCGAGAAAAAACAGAGGATAAGGGATTCATACACTCCCGAACAGCGCAAAGCTGTCAGCGTACAGCGGGGCGTGCGTGCAAAGCTGGTGCAGGACGAGCGCAGATCGCAGGGGCTTTGCCCGTACTGCGGCAGGAAAGTCAGATCAGACCAAAAGCAGTGCGATTTTTGCAGGGCGAGAAAAAGGAACAACGCAGAAAGGTACAGAAGAAAACACGGCGTTGTCCCAAAGCAGATCATGTACGAAGATGAAACCGTATGCTCGACTTGCGGCAGACCGGTGAAAACAGGTTTCAAGCTGTGCGAAAGTTGTTATCAGCACTGCATAGAGATTGGACGGACAGGCAGGGCAAACCGCAAGACACATTATTGGGAAAAAGACAACCGGATCATATTCTTAGGAGGTGGACAATGACAAATCGTGAAAAGTACATCACAAAGCGTAATGAGTATGATTTGATGGTTACAATATCAAGAGTGGTTTGCCCGATATGGGTTATTACAGGGAAAGAACCAAAAGAATGGAATATTTGCCCTCATGCTGCCAATGATTGGTATGAATGGAAAGATGGTAAGTGCGATGAATGTATACAAAAATTCTTGAACGAGGAGGCGATAGAGTGACGACAAAAGACTATCTCAGGCAGGTGCAGCTGAGGGACGAGCGTCTGAAACTGGAGCGTGAAAAGCTGGAGCGCCTGCGGGCGGCGGTGGAATATCGGTCGCCTGCCTTTGAGGGCGGGGGCTGCCGCAGTCTTGACAGGAGCGAGATCATCGACAGGCTTGCAGACAGAGAGTACCGCTACGAACAGATGGCGGCGGAGTACATAGCGTTTTACGACGAAGTCAACGAGCGTATCGGGCAGATAGGCGACAGCGTGCTGAGTGAGGTGCTGGAAAGGCGGTATCTGCTGTATCAGAAGTGGGAGGATATCGCAGCTGCGATGAACTACACTGTTCGCCACATAACCCGCCTGCACGGCGAGGCTCTGAAAAAGATGTCCTTGAATGTCCATATATAGACGTGCTATACTTATACTAGCCCGATAGGGCACAGCGGTCATCTTGCTATCTGCATAGCAAATGGCAATGGGGCAGAAGCCCCATACGGGAAGTCAGAGGTAAGCCGCACCGCACACGGCGAGGGAGTGTAAGTCTCCCGCTTCCCCTTTGTGTTTTCATTCAATCATTTTAGTATCTCCTTCGCAGGGCGCTCGGCAGTAGTCGGGCGCTTTTGCGTGGGTCCTAACGCCGGACGGGCGGATACGTTACGGACTATGCTGAGGGGCGCGGTTTTGCTTCTCGGTATCCTTTGGAACAGATGAAACAGTTTAAAAACGGAGGAATATTCATGACGATAGTAGAAGCATTAAAAGCCCTGTATACTGCGATGGGCGGGGCTGAGGACACATCTGCCGTGCAGACGATAGCTGGTATGCTGAACATGATCGCCGACATTTACGAGGGCGAGCACGCCGATACGATAGCAGAAGCCATAGCAAACATAGCAGAGGTCTACGAGGGCGGCGAACCTGCACAGCCTGTGCTGCAGGACAAGACAGTAACGCCGACCACATCTCAGCAGACCATTACTGCCGATGAGGGCAAGGACGGTCTCGGAACAGTGACAGTGAACGCTGTAACTGCGGCGATAGATGAGAACATCACAGCCGCAAATATCAAGTCAGGCGTGACTATCCTCGGTGTCGAGGGTACTTACACGGGCGGATGAAGCGCTTCCGGAGGCTGATATGACACCAAAATTCATTTGTAACGACTGCTTTATGTCGTTTGCCATCAAGATAAATGTCACCCGCAAGAAGACCCGCAAGGGCGTGCGCGAACAGTGGACGTTTGATTGCCCGTTCTGCGGCAGAAAGTACAAGGCGTTTGACAGCAGGCTCGCGGCGGAAGAAGACAGCAAGGCAAGGACACTTGCAACAGAGATGATAGGTGATCTTCATGCTGAGTAAACCCTGCCCGAAGTGCGGCAGGCTCTACCCCTACGGCAAGCCGTACTGCCCCGAGTGTATGCCGAAGTACGAGGCGGACAAGCTCAGGTACAAGGCGGAGAACATGAAGCGGTATGATGCCAAGCGCAGGAACGAACGCGAGACGAAGTTCTACAAGTCCAAGCGCTGGCAGAAGCTTGCCGATGCAACCTTGAGGGCAAGAGGATACAAGTGCGAGCGGTGCGGCGAATATGCGACACAGGTGCATCACAAGGTCGAGATACAGACCGATGAGGGCTGGCACAGGCGGTTTGACCCGAGCAACCTCGAACTTCTCTGCCTGAAATGCCACAACGCCGAGCATGGGCGGTTCCAAAAATCCTCTCGGGGCTGACCTCGGGGGTGGTTTAAAAAGTTTATATCTTTTGTCGGGAGACCGGTGCAAGGGAGGGCTTTGCGCAAAAAAGTCCCTTTTTGAGTTTAGATTGTCTGAACTAAGTGAGGTGATAGTATGGCAGGCAGAAACAAAGAGCCCATAGCCCTGATACAGGCAAAGGGCAAGTCGCACAGAACGAAAGCTGAGATAGCCGAGCGTGAGGCTCAGGAAGTCAAGCCCATAACCGAGGGCATTGAGCCGCCTTCCCAGCTGACAGCCAAGCAGAAGCGCAGGTTTAACGCACTGGCTGCCATGCTGA